TCATTGGTAAATTACAAGTTTCTAGTGACTCATCAATTCTTGGTATATCAACACTGACTAGTATATCAGCATCAGATGCAACTATTGGTGTTTCTACGCTCACAAATGTTACTGCTACTGATATTGCGGTTCAAAAATTAACAGTTAGTGGAGTAACAACATTTGCTGCTGCTGTAGATGCTAATGCTGGTGCCACGATTGATAATATTCAAATTGGAATCAGTGATGATAATGAAATTGATACTGCTTCTGGCAATTTAACTATTGATTCTGCTGGTGGAACAACAACCATTGATGATGATGTTTCGATTACTGGCACATTAACAGTTTCTTCTGGATTTAATCCAATTTCAACAAACTCGGTTGGTTTAGGTACTGCTGGAACTGTATATTCTAATGCATTTATTGGTGATATAACAGTTGGTGCTGCCGCATCTAATACAATTAGCACTAGAAACGAATCGTTAACTTTAGATTCTACACAGGGAACGGTCGTTGTTCAGGATGACTTTAATGTTACTGGAGTAACAACATTAACTTCATTAACAGCAGCTACCGCTACAGTTAGTACAAATCTGCTTCCAAATTCTGACAAATCTGCTGGAATTGGAACCAATGGTACTGCTTTCTCACAGGCATTTATTGGAGAACTAACAGTAGGTGCTGCTACATCTAATAAAGTATCAACCAGAGAAGGATCTTTACTATTAGATTCTACTCAAGGAACAGTTATTGTTCAAGATGACTTCAATGTTACTGGCGTATCAACACTACCCACACTAACATTCGATGATGCAACTCTTACTGGCACTACTGCATTCAGACCAAGTTCTGATAAATCTGCTGGAATTGGAACAAATGGTACTGCTTTCTCAGAAGGATTCTTTGGTGAGATAACGATAGGTTCTGCTTCAGATAATACAGTATCATCTAGAAGTGGGTCACTACTATTAGATTCTACACAGGGAACGGTCGTTGTTCAGGATGACTTTAGTGTTACTGGAGTAACAACATTAACCACATTAACAGTTAGTACAAATCTGCTTCCAACTTCCGATAAATCTAATGGTGTTGGTACAGTTAATCGGGCATTTTCAAATGCTTTTGTGGGTGAAGTAACGGTAGGTGCCGCACTATCCAATAAGATATCAACTAGAGAAGGATCTTTACTATTAGATTCTACTCAAGGAACAGTTATTGTTCAAGATGACTTCAATGTTACTGGAGTAACAACATTAACTTCACTAACAGTTGATTCGAGTTTAGTTCCAACTTCCGATAAATCCAATGGTATTGGCGCAGTTAATAGAGCATTTTCAAATGCTTTTGTGGGTGAAGTAACAGTAGGTGCTGCGTCATCTAATAAAGTATCAACCAGAGGGGGATCTTTACTATTAGATTCTACTCAAGGAACAGTGATTGTTCAGGATGACTTTAATGTTACTGGCGTATCAACACTACCCACATTAAATTCCACAACTATTACATCCACCAATATCAGTGCTTCCACAACATTATCACCAGTTGCAGATAAAACGGTTCCTCTTGGATCTTCATCTTTAAGATATTCGGAACTTTATGTTGATAACATTCGTATTGGTGTTGGATCCGATCAAGAAATTAAAGCACAAACTGGTAATTTAGAATTAGATGCTCCATTTGGAAGAGTTAGAATTAACAATTTAACACCTGTCGGCATCGTAACATTTGCTGGTGATATTTTACTTGATGGTGATAAAACTCGTAATCTTGGTTCTGGTACAAATGCTCTTGCTTCGGGACACATTGGTGAAGTTAGAATTGCTAATGGTACTAATGATAATACTATTGACACAAGAACTGGGGAGTTAATTCTAAATTCTGCTGATAGTAGAGTTATTGTTGGCAGTGGATTATCTGCTCCATCATTAGATATTACAAATAATATACTTGTTGGATCTGGTAGCACTTCATTTGCAGTACTTTCTGGTGTTCAAAATGTTGGTATTGGAACATCAATCCCCTCATCGTCTATTCAAGTTGTAAAACATAGTAGTGCTAATCTTCAATTAATCTCAAAAACTGCAAGTAGTGAGATTGTTTTAGCGAGTGAACTAGGAATTACTAATGATAGTGCATCTATCGTATATGATGGAACTGATCTTACCATAGCAAATAAAGATTCTGGTGGAGATATTTTAGTTGACATGTCATCTGGAACTGGTATTAATACTTCCAGTGATTTTAAAATTAAGCACAGTGGTTCTGATTTATTCGTAGTAAGTCATGATGGATTACTTGGAATTAATAATGGATCTCCAACGAAAGAGTTGGATATTGTGGGTGATCTTGCAGTTTCTAATGATGCTGTAATTACAGGAATATTAACTATTGGTACTGGTGGAAATCAACTTACACTTGGAAGTGCTAATACTTTATTTGCTGGAAATATTGATACAACTAATTCAAGTGGTGTAAGTACAATCACGACTTTAAATTCCACTTCAATTACTTCTGGAAATATAAACTCTTCGGGTATTATCACTGCCGTTACTGGCAATTTCACTGGTAATATTTCTGTTGGTAATACAGGCACTTTTAATAATGGTACTTTCTTAGTTGGAGGAACCATTGGTACAGATGCTCAAACTTCTGTTGCTAATGAGGGTGGTGATGTACTAACAGTAAGAGGTGCAACATCTATAAGGGGTAGTTTATTTGCTGCATATGCTGGTGGTGATATTGGAACTGTTGGTATTGGAACTACTAATTACCCAACTGATGATAGAGACACTAATGCGATTGGAAATCTTGTACAGGTAGATTATGGTAACTTCTCTCATACAGGTAGTATGTCAGTTGTTGGTGAAGAAGATAATGGAACCTGTATTTTTGTTCCTAGTAAGAACGTATCTTCTGTTCCTACCCTAAAGAAAAATAACGCAGAATCAGAATTCTCTTGGACTAGAGAATTTAAAGTTGGAATTAATACCCATGTTCCACGTTCTGCTTTTGATATTGGTGCATGTAACAGTCCTATGATTGTTCCTTCTCTTTCTCAACAATCGATAACTGAGTTGGTTACCACTCTTAATAGTGCAACAATGACTGATCCAGCACTGCCATCTGGTAGTGGAACACAAGTTATTGGTGGATTGTTCTTCTCTAAACCAGAAAACAGATTAAAGGTTGGACTTGCTACAGCAAATAGTGAGGATAGTTACGTTGGTATTCTTACCGTAACTGCAAATAGTTCTGATTTTGAAGCAATTTCGTTCCCACAAATGACAACAGCTAACAGAAATACAATGAATACTGCTGGTGGTATTCCAGATGGTTCAGTCATTTATAACACATCTACAAATAAATTGCAAGTGAAGGCAGGTGGATCATTTGTAGATCTTCACTGATAGGGCTTGACAAGGTGCTCTACCCTTGCTAGAGTGCCTTTGTTAAGGTTAAAGAGGCAGCTCTAACTACATTATGAATGGTCTAATGGATGCTATTCACGTTGAAAATCCTTTTTACGCTAATCCTATTGATGAAAAGTATACCAGGATTTATTTTCACCAACAAAAAGCAATCAAGAGACTGATTGAGTTGGGTGAATATCCTGTGTGTGCTTTTGTTGGTATGACAAAGGCAGAACGTGGTTTGGATAGGTTCAAAGATAATGACTATTCACATCTTCCAGAAGCAGTTATTGCTGATGATTATGTTGATTGTCATCGAGATTTAACTGATCACTGTTTTCGTCCACACTTGTATGCTTCTGGATGTAGAAAATCCACTCTCGGAGGTTCTGCCGAAGTTGTAGAAGCACCTTTGTGGATTACATCTTACTCTGAGTTTATTTCTTTTCTTAAGAAAGAACTTATTGAGGTAAATGAGCGTTTCTATGAGCAAGAAAAATTATTTGGATTTACTTCAGAATCTCATAAGAAACTGATTAAGGAGAAGAATCCTGAAGCAGTTCGTGCTCCTAAAATGCATCTCGTAGTAGATATTATTGATAAGTTGAAAAATCTAGCAAAAGATGCTATGATTTATGTTCCACAAGATGCTTTTGGGCATTTTTCTATCACATTGTCTAAAAGGGGATATACAAATATCTACACAGATAAAGATTATGATATGAATCCTTCAGGAATGGCAAATGTTCCTGATAATATTACTAAAATTACCGAAGAGGAATACAACGACATGGATTTTGATGCTGTTATTGGTAATCCTCCATATGGAAAACGTGGTGGTTTAGCACTTAAGTTTTTGAATAATTCTACTGATCGTGTTCGTGCAAAGGATGGGCAGATTATTCTCGTGCTTCCTAAATCTATAAAACAAGGTTCTGATAATTATAATAAGATTGATCGAGATCTTGAACTTGTAAGCACAAAAGATTGTGCCGATAATGATTTTGCTGCAAGTATTGATGCATGTATTCAAGAGTGGAAGATTGGTGAAAAACAACGTGAACTAGATTCCGTATATAAACAGCATCCTCATATTGAGTTTCTTAAGTATGAAAATCGCCATGATGCTGATATTTTTGTTGGAAATGATGGTGAAGGTTCGGGAGGAAAAGTATTCTTACCAGGAGAGAAAAATCCTAAAGGAGTGCCATGGTTAGATTATAAAAAAAGTTCCAAACATCATTATATCTGTGCTCGTCCAGATGAAAACATTACTAAAGAAGAAATCCTTCAACGTATTGTTGCTATGGGTCAGAATGGTGATGGTAGTTTAAGATCTATTGCTCGTGGAACTACAAATGGAACTCCACATCTTGGCAAGGGTAAGTTTACCAAAGCATATACTGAAAGATACGGAAATGGGCACTGATAAGAATCAACATAATAAAAATACTGGATCAAATATTGAGCGTTCAGATGAAAGAATTGCTGAGACTCAAGAAGTATTCACACCCATGGAAATGTGTGAAGAAATGGTTCAGATGATTGATATTGAAAAGAGAATGAATCCAGAATCAAAGTTTCTAGATAACTCTGCTGGTTCTGGTAACTTTATTCTTGCACTTAAAAATGAACTAATCAAGTATCACTCAGAAGAGCATGTTATTAATAACATGCTTTATGCTGTTGAGTTGATGGAAGATAATTATAAAGAAATGTGTGAGAGAGTTGGTGTTCCTACTGACCATCCACACTATGTGTGCCATGATGCTCTCACATACGATTATGGTTTCGGTGAACCCGTGGGTCTTGAAGTGTTCTTTTAGACTACCCTTGGGAACCCATACAAAGGTATGTAGGGAAAACCAATTTTTGAACTGACACAGGGAAGTTGACAGGGTAGTAGATCCATTGTATATTGCATTTGTGGTTGAGGCACTTGCCGATACCCAAAATGGACAAATTGCCGAATTGAATTATGACTACTAAATTTGCTCAGGGAGTCAACATTCCTGAGGAGTATGTTGCATTGCCTAAAAATGCTTCTCTCTTCGATCTAAAAGCAATGATTGAAGACTATGCTCGTCCAGAGTATGAGACAGCAGAGTATGTTCGTACTGAAATTGTTGCTACTAGTGCCTTCAAACTTCGCAAGAATGTTGGACGTTTCCGTGGTAATGATGCCAAAGTGTATGAAACTGTGGCAAAATCTCTTGAAAAGGGATACAAACAGGGTAAACTTCCTCCTGTTGTTCTTGAACAACGTAATCGCCAAGCACTTGAAAATTGGTTGGTGAATGGTAATCACCGTTGGATGTGGTATTCCAACAATGGTTATGCCTGGATGATTGTTGATGTTTATCGCATCAAAGAAGGATATGATGAAGGTGATGTTCTAGATGAAATCGGTCTGCTTCATCAACCGCAACCCGATGGATCTAGTTCTGTTTATGACGATTACAAAGCACGCGGTATTGCATGGGTGCAACGTCAAAAGAACAAAGATGTGACTGTTACTCAGGAAGATGTTGATGCTTGGGTTGATAAGTTTGCTAAGAATGAAACGGGTTTGACCCGTGCAAATCTGAAGCGTAACATCTTCAACAACACGGAGAAGAGTTCTTTTCTTACAAACTTCACCCGTTCTCAGGTAATCAAGTTCTTCAAGAACTGCAATTATACCATTCTGGATAAGAATGACCAGATTGTTACGGATGTTGTTGATCGTTTGTATGAAGCAAGTCAAGATGTATGGATTCGTGATTTTCTTCCTACATTCCTCCGTGATGTTGCAAAAGGTACTAAGACTCGCTTGAACTTCTATGTGAATACTAGCAACGTGAAGGATGGACGTGCCATCATCAAGATGGTTGAAAATCGTCTCAATCAACTGAATGAAATCCTTGATAACTTAGATGCAATCAATGGAACTGGTAAAGTTCTTCGAGAGTATCTGATCATGGGTTATCGTCCCCCTCAGATTGTTGATGTTGACACTGCGGACACTCTAGTCAAAATCTAAAAATCCATACATACCTTTGTATGGGTTCTACGGGAATCTATATAAAATCTTAAAGAGACCAGTTCGCAGACCGTCCATGGGGTTCCCCTGTGGGCGGTTTTCTGCTATAATATGTTCATACAGGACAGGAGAGCACTTGATCACCCTTCGCCCCCATCAGAAAGACGCTCTACAAGCAATGGGGAACCACGACAAAGGGCAGATCATTGTTCCTACAGGTGGTGGTAAGACTATCTGCATGATTGAAGATGCTCGTATTGATCTTCTTTATGGTAGAACCATTGTTGTAGTTGCTCCTCGCATTCTTCTGGCAGAACAACTCTGCAAAGAGTTCCTTGAAGTTATCACCAATCCTTTTGTGCATGTGATGCACGTTCACAGTGGTGAAACTCAGCACTACAGTACAACAAAACCAGAGAACATTCACGTTTTTGCTAATACTGCTCGCGATAATCATGAGAGTTGCATTATCTTTACTACATATCATTCGTTGCACCGTATTCAAGAGGCAGACATTGAAGTAAACACCATTTACTTTGATGAAGCACATAACAGCGTACAACGTAACTTCTTCCCTGCTACTGAGTTCTTCTCTAACGATGCTGATCGTTGCTACTTTTTTACTGCTACTCCTAAGCATTCTCTTACCATATTCAAACCAGGAATGAATGATGGTGCTGTCTACGGACAGGTTATCTGCAATGTTCCTGCACCTAAACTGGTTGAGGAAGGTTATATTCTTCCCCCTAAAGTTGTGGTTCAGCAGCTTCCTCAGGGTGATTTCAAGCAGAGTGATGAGAAGAATTTGCTTGATACTATTGATGCCAATTCGCTCAATAAGATCCTGATTGCTGCACGTTCTACTAAGCAGATTGTGCGCCTTGTTACTCAAACAGACTTCTGCTACGAACTTAAGGAACGTGGTTATCACTGGATGTATATCACCAGCAAGACTGGTGCTATCATTGACGGCAAGAAAGTATCGCGTGAAGAGTTTTTCAAGACTCTCAATCAGTGGGGTACTGATGGCACTCGCTTCGTTGTGATGCACCACAGCATCCTTTCCGAGGGCATCAACGTGAAGGGACTGGAGGCAGTTCTATTCATGCGGAACATGGATTATATCGGTATTTCTCAGAGCATTGGGCGTGTGATCCGCCTGGGTGGCGCTGAGAAAACGTTTGGATTGGTATGTGTGCCAGTGTTTGATAAGGTGGGTATCAGCACTGCACGGAGCGTACAGGCAGTGGTAGACACCGTGTTTCAGCAGGGCGAACCTGCTATCTCAGTGGTCCGCCGCTGATACTGGCACAAGGGGTGGTGTTTGCTGCCCCTTTCTGCTATAATATAAAAGTAATCAAGGGAGAACCCCAATGGTCTGCGAAGTAAAACTAATCGTCGCTGGACAAATTTTTGTTGAAACTGTTCATGCTCGTGATTATCAAGATGCAAAGCGCACTGCAATCGCACGTAACCCTACTGCACAGGTTATCAGTGTGAATGCTAAGATGTGATGCCGGATAAATTTTTAAAACCATTTATCCCCCGTCCTGGGATTCTTAAACCGAATCCTGGGAACCCTCTAGGTTACTGTACCAATGATGGTATGTGGGCTGCTATTCCTTTTGGAAAGAAGTTCATGATTATACATAATGGGAGTCAGATTAAAGTACTGAATACGTACAAACAATCAGTTGATTTTATTCACAATCAACTAAAAACTCTCAAAAAAAAGTCATCTAGAAAAAAACTGAAATGACAGAAAAAATAGAAAAACGAAAAGATGCTCTCGGATTATTCTATGAGAGTGTTCTAAAACCAGATCATCAACTCCGACAATGCGCTCATAATCAAGAGTGTTATAATGAACTGATGGAGTGGAGAGAAGATGTAATTAAATATCTTGATGAATGTCGAAATAGGGAGTTTAAGTGACTCCCTCACTTATAATATCAGCGGTAGTAGCGTATATCATCTTAACTGATGATAACGTTGCTGCCGCTTTTCATTTTGTACTTAGGTTAGGAAAAGCATATATTAAACGCCAGATATGGTGGTTGACTAACAATCCTGATAATCCTGTGGTAAAATATATTATATACCGTCGTTCTCTTAAACTATCAAAAGAGTTAATCGCGGAAATAAATAAAAATAAAGAAACATAAACTTATGTTATCTACTGCATATCGTCTTCGACTTGAATTTATTTGTAAGTGCATTGCCAATGGTGAAGAGGTCAAACTCGATGATATGGTATGGGCACAGAAACTTGCCAAAGCAAATACAACAGCAAATGAGATGTTGAAGAAAGCAAGGAGGCAATCTTCTCAAGATATTCAAGAAGGTAGTATGGATGATTTTATGAATAGGATGGGATTAGGTGATCCCGACCCATCCAATTATAAAACGGGATTTAATTCAGCAGATGAAATTGTAGATTGGTTTCAGAGAGATAAACCTGATGATTGGAGGCAACGTGACTGAATATATTTGTGTTGTAACATGGGATTCTAAATTTAAATGCACAAGATATCATTGGGTGCATAAATCAAATTTAAATCCTAATGAATTTGTAAAAAATCTCAATCCCACCGAAATAATTTTTTAAGGAGTAAACATGGGTCCAATAGTTTTATACAGTAATGGTAATCAAGAGTGTGAACGTGCTAAGACACTTTTAGAAACTTTGAATTTTCAAATACAAGAATACAAACTTGGTAATCATTTTACCGAGAGATCTTTTGTTTCTGAATTTGGTGAGGAAGCAGAATATCCACAAGTTGCCATTGGATATAAGCATATTGGTGGTTTAAAAGATACACTACACTATTTTAAAGAGAATAACATCCTATGAATCCAGTAGTTCTCATTGCTTGTTTTTCACCGTTAGTTGTGATTTGGATTGTAATGAAACTTGCTGTTTGGATATCTGCCGTAAATTCCGAAACCGATTATGTCAGAAAAGAACCTTTACGAAAACGAGGACCCTACGTGGAGAATCCATATGCAGACGTTGATGAGGAGGAAGAGGAATATGGAGATAGAACAGATTATAGATGATGCTTTATATCAGTATTATGTTGTAGAACTTGGGCAAAAAGTTCCTAATTGGAGGTATATAAAGGATCAAGACTGGTGGATAGAATATCTTAAGAATTTGGGTCTTGACCCTAGGAACCCATAGTGCTATAATACGAGCATAATAAATTTCCTATCATGGATTACAAACCATACTCAGCTGAGTGGCACAGAAAAAGATATTTAAAGGAAGCACTTGATAGTTATCTTGATGATTGCGTTGAAAATGATGTTATTGTCAACGATATTCTTGATATTTTCAAAAGTAGGATGAGGAATGCTTTAGAAAACGTAAATAAAATGGAAGATTTGATATTGAAAATCAATGAAGAATAATGTAGTACATGCGTACTTTGGTCCAAAACCAGGAGATACTGTAGAGTATTTGGGATGTACTAAAGAGCAGATTAATTGGGGTAATAATGATTATCCGTATATGTGCATTATTGGTAAGAAATATAAAGTTGTAGATATAAAAGTTCACTCGCAACATACTAAGTTAAGATTAAAAGGAATTGAAGGTTGGTTTAACTCTGTGTGTTTTCAAAAACATTAGTAAGACACATAACAATTTTTATGTTTAAATAGTGAAGGTTTTTAAAAACTTATGAAAGTTGGATTGATTGGTTTAGGTCGTATGGGTGAGGGAATGTCCCGCCGTATGATGAAAGAAGGCATCGAAGTTTGGGGTTACAGACGTAACTATGAGAAAGCACAGGAAGCATATGAAAAAGGTTATGTAAATGGAGTTGCTACCACTTTAGAAAACCTTGTTCAGATAGTTAAAACAGATGGAAAAATGCACACCAGTGCTGGTATAGTTCCTGGTATTTTTCAACTTGTTATTCCAGCAGAATTAGTAGAGGACACTATCAATGAGTTACTACCACTACTTGGCGACGGGGATATTATTATTGATCATGGCAATAGCAACTTTAAGGATTCTCGCAGGAGGGCAGAATGGCTTTCTAAGTATGGTATCCAATATATTGACT